GGTGGGGGTGGAGGTGGAGGGGGTGGCGGAACTGGACCACTGACAGGTACTTCTGGATCTGAAGGTGTAGGATTCGAAGATGGTAATGCCTGTGGTGTTGGTGAATCAGGCACCTCTTCCGATTCGTCCTTTGGTACAGGAGCCGTCCTCGGTGCGGCCGTAATAACCTGATGGCCATCACCATCTTCCACGTTAAAGGAGAAGTCGCGATTTTCAAGGGCTTTGAAATCGTATTCCCAATCTATATTCTCGCTTTCGCCCTTTTCCACAAGCGCTTCCCGGATCTGGGTCAGCTCAACTTTCACATTCTCAACTTCGGCGGTCAGCTTTTCACGATCGAAATCTGCATTTCTGGGGTCCTGTTTAAAATTACTCAGAGCCTTTTGCGCAATAGCCTGTAGCTCTTTCATTTTCTCAGCATCAATCTTTGGATCAGGCGGAAATACACTCACCGGCTCAGTGCTGGGGGGTACAGTCACAGAGATCACAATCTGATCTTTTTCCCGCGCTTCAGCCCCTTCCTCATGATTGAGTACCCCGAGAGCGCGATCCATCAAGTTCAGCTGCCCCAACTTTTCCAAAGCGATATCCGCTTTTTTAAGAGCAGCTTCCTTTTTCGTTCGCAAAGCTTCGGGAGTTTCCTGTCTCAGGCTGGGCAAACCGTCATGTGAGATCTTTTGAACATCACGGTCTCCAATCTCCTTTTTAAGAGCTGAAGAATCTGACTCTTGGCCTGAAGCCACCAATGGCACAACATCTGACTCACTGGTCACGCTGTCATGCCTTGCAAAGCCAGACTTACTCTTAATAGATAAGGTTTGATCCGTAACCGGAGGAGGAGTCTGACTCTGCCCTGTTGATCCAATGCTGCCCATAGTTTTTTCTTCTATGTTTCTGGCTAACCCTCATTCAACTCTAGCAGCATGGCACACTGAATGTTAAAACCACCAAAGCAACTCTAAGCCATGAGGAATAACACGGGCACCAGCAGGTTTCAGTGAAACGATTCGCTCATCATATACACTGCCTCCAGAAGCTTTCCCTGTTCGCTGATAATTTTCCCACTCTTCAATCGCCTCTTTGGGCAAAGTCCAGATTTTTATTTCCGTTACCAGCCCGCTCAGGGCAAAAAACTCCCATCCATCGGATGACTTACCATGTCCTCCTGCAATCACCAACCCACTGATAAGACCCGTCAGCCAGCCACCAAGGTGACCACGCCACGAGGCCTTCTCCTCAACACGCTCAGCCAGCGCTTTTAAATGAAAGGCTTCATCGGACAGGTCAGGATCATGGGCTGCAGCTGGAAGAGGGTAAAGTGGTTCGACCAAAAGCTCTGCAACCCCGAGCCCGGAGGAAAAGGCGCTGACGGCCCTGGCTCGTTTCAGGGCTTTATCATGGGTACGCCCAGCCTCATGGCTATCAATCAGAGCTGATGCTCCATGGACAGCCATCCAGCCATACTGCCACCATCGCGCCTGTGCCTCGAGAACATCAACGGTCTGCCCAGTGGCTGGAATGGTATGGAGCGAAAAGAGAAAAACTGCAACAGCAAAGAAGCCTCGAACCTGCATAACCCGATGTCCACCATGAGCAAGAGCAGCGCAGTGTAGACCGGATTAATCAATCAGGAATGGGTTTCGCTTTTTTTACGGTGTTTCTTCCCAGGGCGAGGAGGCAAAGGACGGCGCTCGGCCAGAAGGTGACGAATCGCCAGAACGGGATGATGCAGCAACATACGCGGGCCAGCCCAGCGCATGACTGCACGAATCTGCTCACGCTTGGTGGGTTTATAACAATGGATAGGACACTTGTTGCATACCGGCTTATCAGTGCCATAGACACAACGTTCAACCCGACGTTCACAAAAGGCTTTCAGCTCTTCACAGCTGGGGCACAGCTGGCTATTTTCGTATTGGTGGTGATGTTTGCAATACAGGGCAATCATCAGGCCAACGGTTTTATTCTCTCGTTGGAGACGCTCTGCGTTGTTTGTCATAAAGACGCCCCTTATTTTCTTTCAGACACAAAAAAAGCGCGCATCAATGATGCACGCTTTCTTCAAATTTGGTCGGAGCGAGAGGATTCGAACCTCCGACCCCCACAACCCCATTGTGGAACCCAAAGACCATATAAGTCTATGTTTTTAAAGGAAAAACCCCTTAAAACGGGTTCAAAAAACACGACAACTACCGCATATAAAAAAGCGTTGCGAAACAATACGATACGTTTGCTTAAATAGTCAATTCTGATAATGAGTTATAAGACAGTGTAGGTACATCTACGACCACCAGCCAAAAAAAAGAGGCCACAAGACCTCTTCTCCATAGAAAGTTTCTTTACCACATAGCCATCTCACCCCACAGCCAGTCCCTGGTCATCATCATCCACCAGCTCTTCAAACTTCAAGCACGCCTCATGCTGCTGGTTTTCCATGTGTGACAACACGCACTCAAACCCCGGCTTTGCTTTGTGAAAATCTTTCTCCGGGCATGACTTCACCAGAATTCTCAAAGAGCCGATCAGCTTTTTCTGCTCGTGCATGTTGTCTGCTAAATGCTTCCCCATAACTTCTCCCTAACCAGATCGTACTTCGATCTTCTCATGGCTTTGCGCGTGTGCGAGTCGATTTCTTAAACTTTTTATACTGTATATTTGTACAGTATAAATATCTACAAATTTACACTGATTGACGGGCGCCCCTGCAACCGCCATTATTTCTCTGTCTCTGCCCTAACCCTGCTCAAAACAGGTCAAAGGGCGGTTGCACCGTTTGGGACAGACGGCCACTGCGCCGGGTGTCCTGCTAATACAATACCTGCTATGCAGGAAATAACAGGGGAGCGCCTTTGAGCTCTTTTGAGCGCCCGGCACCATTCCCCGTGCTCTATTCGTTTGTTGGCATCATCTAACTGGAATGCTTTCCGGTTATTGATGCGTGTCAGCTTATGAATATGGGTACGCGCTATGCGTACACTTTCTTCAAGACCAGGCACTTCAGCCATAACAAAGCGAACGCGGGGTAAGGATGTAAGCATTTGTGGGATTAAAGCCCCACAGGGTTTTGCTGCGTCTTGAACAACTGGGCTGGACGCAGCGCAGGCTGGCAAACATCATGCACAGGCCACATACGACAATAAACGGATGGTGCACCGGGCATCGTGACCCACGATCTGCAGATCTGCACGAGCTGTCCCGTACGTTGCGCGTTCCTATGGACTGGCTGTGCGGCAATGATGAGTACACCAGCTGGAAACCTGAGAACGACATATAACCGCCTAAATTTATGCTTCTAAAGCATTGAACTACAGGCGGTTACATGTTGGATAGCAGTGGTTTAGCGGATTGGTTGCCGGTAGCTGGTGTGATAGACTTACACTTCGAGACAACGCAATGCGGAAGCCCCGCCCAAAAGTCGTATAACAAGACTGCTATATAGCTACAACCACCAATCACTATAAGCAAAACAACATATAGGTACAATTCACATACCTTCTCAACCTTTACCGCCCCCTGAAGCAATCAAACGGTTCTTATCTGCACTTCCTCTGGTAGTTCCAACCCAGTAAGTAATGGATGCACCCCACAGGGTCACTACCTGACCAAACAGCATAAAGGCCACGTCTTTATTAGCGTCTGGTATTTCGATGTGAAACAAAGCGTATGTGAGTCCCCCCACCAGCAAACTCATAAGCCACACGATAACTGCAGGCATGCGGCTGTCTTTATGAGATGCTCTGGCATTGGCTTTGTCGTTCAACTCAATCTCAAGCGTCTGGAAAGCGAGCTTTTCAAGTTGCTCTTTATGCTCAAATTCCATTTTCCGAATATCAACCAGCGCCGTTTTATCCGCTGTTATTGCCTGAGCCACTGCAGAAGGCGTTGCGTCCGTACCGAACATGTTAGCGATCATGCCGCCAACTGTTGCTCCTGCCGGCCCCCCTAAAGCAGCCCCAACAACAGGAGCGGCATTACCAATCAGGTCTTTTACATCCTTCCAATCCATTACAGTTCCCTCAACTCAAAATGCTGCGGATCCCAGCCGCTGGCTCCCCATAACCCGCCCCAGTGCAGATACACGTTTTCCGGAATCTCCCCACGGGCTTTCATGCGGGAGAACTCGTTAAACATCAGCTGGGCAAACTGGTTTCTTGCTTTAGGCAGGAACGTGTTGCTGGCCTGTTCACGGTTATAGCCAACGGGTTCAACATCCAGCGCATTGCCAGACTGGTGATAGGAGAGGTTATTGGTACCGTCGGCTTTGGATGCGCCCTGGTCGAAGATGTTCTTCTGCTCTTCTGCCGAGCGTACGCCGCCCATCCACGGGATGGTCATATCGTAGCGGGATTTGGCCAGCGCCCGGGTGGCGCATTCGGTGAGCAGGTGATTGACGCCCTGCATGCGGCGCAGTGATCGCGCTCCCCACTTGTACATTATTCTTTCCCCCTGCGGACATGGTTGATAAAGCCTTTCGGGTCTTTCTTGAACTGGGCGGCCAGCTCAATCAGCCCTTCCAGCAGTTCACGGCTGAGCAGGCTGGCTACACCCACCAGCGCGTTCTTGGCACCGGGGCCGATGGAATCCACACCAGTGAGGGCTTCACCCACGAGATAGGCGACAAAGGCCGAAACAGTCACAGCCCGCAGTGCAGCCACCCATGTGATATGGCGGGTATCAACCACCAGACGAACAATGGCAGCCCCTATGGCAATGGCGATTGTGAGAATCTTGGCGCTGATGTCCGAAGGCATGTCATCCATACTGCACTGTCCGGTTGTGTATTATCTGTTTTCCCTATTGTAAAAACTGCAACGCCCGCAGGTAGCGGGCGCTGGTCAGGTGTTGTCACGGCGGGTCACAAACTGCGCTGTGGGTTAATGACTGGGGGTTATGGCATCCAGTTGGGTGTGCCAGTTCTCGAACTCTGCCTGAAACTCAGCTTCTGTTTTTTCGTCGGTCATGGCTTCTATGGCGGTTTTGGCGTCGAAGCGGAGGTCGCGGATTTGATCGATGGGTTCGTTGTACTCTTCTGCCATTTCCAGTATCTGGGAAACTGCGGTTTCTGCGTCTACTTCGTAACGGCGCATGTGGCTGGCTATGCCCATTGGGGGTTCGCCCTGGTAGCCTGCTTTTTTGAATGCCTGGGCCTGTTCGGCTACTCGGGTGTATTCGACCAGTGTTGTTTTGCCGCCGGGGAGGAATCTTTGGCGGGTCTGGTCGGCCAGTTTGTCGATGGTGTTGCAGTAGCGTTCTCGCAGGTCGTTGCCGCGCTGGGTTGTGTCTGTTTCCCACTTGCCCTGCCCTTGGCTCCACTTGTCCCATTGGGATGTGGGTTTCTTTTGAGTGAGGTGGTCTGGTAGCTCTCCCAGTTCTTTGTGTTCTACCTGTTCGCCGGTTGCTTTGTTGTAGGCTGTGCCTGTGTAGTCGGATACCAGTTCCCAGTCGGTGCGAGCTTCATTAACTAATACGACCTGATTCTCTGCAGGATCTGGTGGTGCAAAGGGTAATGTATTGGCAGGCGCTGCCTTTTGATTCACAGGGTCGAAAATGGAGATAGGTAGATCTACTGGCCCTGAGTATCGGCGCGTCTGATCGTTGAATCCGTAGCATTCAGTCATAGCAGAACCTTATTTCCATGGATATGTTGGCAAAAGAATAACGTTAACGCTTCGCGTTTCAGGCCCGTATACACCGGCCTGTTTACCAGCTACTGAAAGACCACTATCTCCTGTCACCGCAGTGGAGGTAGGTGTTGGTTGGTTATTAAATGTTGTATTACCTGACCAGTATTGGTCTATTACTCCCCATGCAAATGTACCAGATGCAGCTGTACCAGTGGGAAGGTCGTGGTTATGCCGCCCCACTGCGAAACCCTGCCAACTACCCGGCTTATTTCCCCCAGTACGACTATCACGATCCGGATCATACAAAATACTCAAATCAATAAATCGAGGGAAAACACCGGTTACCAGGTTGCCGGGTCTGAACGTGGTTGATCCATTACCCGAGCTGAAGAACGCTTCCATACCCGCATTCTGCCACTGGGCGTCGGTCACCATGCTGCCGCTGTTTTGGATGTAGTCCCAGAGCTTGGGATAATCCACCCGGTTGAGGATCTGTCCGGCTGGCACCAGTTCGTTGGGAGCGAGGCTTGGCAGGTTGTTGGGGTCGCAGATGCGGAAGCCGAGCTTGCCGACTTCACGGCTGGCCTGCATATCATTGATAGCTTCCACCAGCTGGGTGAACTTGCCTTTCTGCAGGTTATTGGCACCAATCACATTAACGATTTCTTCCTGAACAGCATTCAGCCAGTCAGCGGTTATTACGGTGGCAGGTACGCCCGACTGCGGGTTACCACTGGTAAACCGGTTGTCGTTTGTTGCGCCTTCCCCATCAATTCTGTGCATAGTTTTAATTCCCTGTTTGGTTAGCTGCTGTACTGGAAAATCACCAGCTTGTGGGCATGGTTTAACCGGCGAAACAAGCATTCCAGCTGGCCGGTCTGCCATGTGGCGAGGCGATCACCGGAACGGCTGTTGTCTGCGGTGGCGTGATTCACTGTCAGTGAGCTGTCACGGTTAACCTGCCAGACAAAATGCCATTCCCCGCTGCAGCAGGGGTCCCCTGCTCTGGCCATGCCCGCCTTGGGCTGGCTGAATTCGGTGATGGTGATGGCTATCCCCATACGGTCTGCCAGTGCGATATAATATGTGCGGGACTGGTCGCCCACTTCCCGGAGTTTTTCCAGAAGGGCTTCACGGCGTTGTTCCAGTTCCTGAGTGCTCCCGTGGCATTCATCGGGCAGGCCTGCGCTGTGTTCCCATTCCGGCAGCATTTCAATAGTCTGGTGTGGCAGTGCATTACTCACCAGATCGTCGCCACGCTGATCTACCCGGGCGAACTCTTCCGCCAGTGCATTCACCAGACGGGCTAATACGCTGCCGGGTTCTGTGTTCCATACCAGCCCCTGTGGCAGAAGCTGTCGCAGCTGTTCGGCGTAACGGGTCAGGCGGTTTGCCATGTCACACCTCCAAAGGTGGCCAGCTCGCCCACTGCCGGTTCAATATTTACGGTGGGGCTGATCAGGGTGTGGTCATTCTCACCCAGTGCCACTGAGATGGATTCGCGAATCTGGCTCACCGGAATCATGCCCGCGCCTTTTCCATCTTCCGGCTGGGCTATGCGATAGAACAGGTCTTTCAGTTCTTCCGTCACAGCAGCACGCACTTCCGGTGTATCCGGTTGCAGGTTAGCAATCACAATGGTTTGTGGTGCCGGGTTGGGGGCGTAGATGTAACGCTCTTTCATGCTCACCGGGCGACGAATATCAATATGTTCGGTCACGGCGGTTACCAGTGCCGCATCGGGAATCGGATTGTCCGGATCGTTACTGGTGAAGGTGACGGACACGGTGCCCAACCCCATACGGTTCGGGTAGCACCAGGCTTTGTAGGTGCCGGGGACTTCCAGTGTCCAGCGTTCGTAGTCGTCTTTGTTGCCACCCTTGGGTGGTTTCTGAATGCGGAGTAACAGGCGGGTGCGCAGGCTTTCATCGTCTTCTGCATTTTCACCACCGGTAATGCCTGTGCCTGCCACGGTGGCATCGGCCAGTACACCTTCCACTGGCTTTTGCAGCTGCACAATCACACCGGTTTCTGTATTGGCGCTGGCTCCTGCCTCCAGCGCTTCCACATCCACCAGCGCGGTTCCGCTGGCCAGTGTGGCACCGGTTGTGACTCGAAGCTGAGCCCCATCGCTTCGCACCAGAAGAGTGCCTGTGGCAATGCTGGCACCCGTGTTTCCAGTAAACGTCACTTGCCCTTTAGCAGTCTGGGCTTCTCTGGGAATCACTTTCCAGACCTGACACCACAGGTGCAGAAAATACCCCTCCGCCGTCGCCGGGTTAATCTGCCTTGCCAGATAATCCAGATAGCCGTACAGCCCGTGGGCCACTCCCGCCAGTGCCCTTGCCAGTACGGTTTTTACCGCCCTGCGAAACGACACGCCGCCCATGCGGCTATCAAGGTCAGCCGTGGTACGGTCAATAATGTTTTTCAGAGACGGGCGTTGAAAGGGCATGGTCAGTTCCGGTCAGACTGTGCGCCCCAGGGCGCTTGATATTGATATTTTAAAGGTGCCATGCGCGGCCTTTGCACGGTCACGGTGATTAACAAAACGTCAGGCTTTTCTATTTTGGTGGTCACCACAACATTCTCTGCCACGCCATCTTTCACCAGCCACGCCAGTGCTTCTTCACAATAACGACGGGCATCTTCGGCAATTTTCTGTGTGAGTTTTTCCCGCTGAATCAGCCACAGCAGAGAACCAATCTCGTCACCTTCCTGTTCGGCCAGAGCATCACCCCACCAGCCTCGTCGGGATACACTGTCGGGAATGGTGATATCGTCCGGTGCCCGGCGGTCAGTAAACAGGCTGATAAGAATGGGATTCTCCAGCCCTTCGTCGGTGGTCAGGTCTCCGGCCAGTACCTGCAGATCGCCGCCATCGGCATTCATTACCAGTCGTAAATCGCTCATGTCACACCCTGAATCTGTCCGCCACTGTCGTCGATATGGCCGTGGGTATCGTCAATCGTCTTGCCATTGGCCTGAACGGAGCCGTTGAAGTGGGTATCACCGTTCACGGTCATATTGCTGTTCACCTCTGTGGCTGGCGCATCAATCACCAGCTTTTTCACAGCGCTTACGTGCATACGCTCCCGCTCCAGTACCACCCTGTTGCCTAAATCGTCATACAGTGCCACTTCCCCCGGCTTGAGGGCTTTGAGCCGGTAGCGGGTATCATCCACCGCAATCACAAGGCCATGGTCACGGTTGCCCCCATGGAACAGCACCACACACTCAGCCCCCTTTTTCGGGTGGCTGGTGAGGCCGTAGTTTTGCAGGCGCTCTACCGGTTCCCGCAGGTCATCTTTGAGAACCGTGAGCTGCAGGGTTTGCAGGCTGCCTGCGTCGTTCACTGTCTGGATAACCGCCCTGCCCACCATCAGCTGCAAACGATGCTTGAGGGGAGCCAGTGCCCGGGTGATCAGTGCCCGGATATCCGCCACTCTCATTGGCTGACCTCCGCTTTGTTCAGGTCAAAGGCATCCGCCTTGCACAGCTCCAGCGTGGTGAAGAATCCCTTCTTTCCGGCCTGATAGGTGCAACCTGCCACCAGCAGCGTTTCATCAATGGCCAGCCAGGGAGATTTCACCGGCACCTTGAGCCACGGCTTCCACAGTTCACCATTGCGGCCAGCCCAACCCTTCACCCGTACCGAGAGCCGCCAGCTGCGGGAATCACACACAGCCCGTTGCCACTGGGAGCGGCGTACTGCCTGTTGACGGTCAAGGGATGATTCCGACAACACCACGCAAGCCCGGTGTCGGGTAATACCACTATCAGTGGCATCGCCGGACACTGTGCAGCGATCCAGCGGCGTGACTTCATCGGCAAAACCGGCCAGCTGGCTCAGGGTGGAGTAATGGGAGAAGCGCAGGCGACGGTCTTCAATCAGTTGGGCGCTTTCAATGTTGATGCCTTCTTCCAGTGCTGTGCCGTGGGTGTTCTGTGGCTGACCACGCACCACCTGAAGCTGACCAAGACCATTGCTGAAAATCAGCACCGCACACTGGCGGGATAATCGGTCGATGGCTTCCGAGCCGGTTTCACCGGGGAGAAAATCAAAGCGGCGCAAGCGTTCCTGTTTAATGTCGTCCTGATCGGTAACGGCTGTGAGGCCGAAGGGTTCGCACAATGTGTTCAGCACACCCATCAGGCTCTGGTTTCTGTAACTGGCTGACTCTACAGCGCAATCAGACAGGTCACTGGCGCGGTCCCATCCCATCAGGGAGCGGTCACGGGTCTGGTTGCCGAAGGTGGCAGTTTTCTTGCCCACGTAACCGGTAATCAGGGGCGTTTCCCCAAGATGCAGGGCACAGGGCTGGTCGAAGCCGATGGGGCCATCCTCTGCCCACTTGTTGCCCGCATCCAGCGCAAAGGCACCGGCCAGAAACTCAATGCCGGTTTGCACAGTGACCGATTGCCATCCCCGCCAGATGCTGCCATCCACTGTCAGGCGAATATCATTCATCCGGTCAGCACCTCCAGCGGTTCACCACCGGGCAAAAAGCCCGGGTGGGTCACATGGTTGCGGCGGGCGATATCGTCACCCTGTTCCGGATTGCGGTAGAGTTCATAACCGGCCACCAGCGCAGGCAGTGTGACCGGTGGCGTGTATTCTCCAGTCTGGGGAAGATTCTTGTCAGGCAGTGCCTGGTAAACCTCTTTGCGCAGATCCTGCAGGGTTGTGAACACCTCATCACTGGGGGTGACTTCCGCCACCTCATCCAGATTATCCAGCACCTGATCACGGGCAGACTCTGATTGCCCGGTGGATTCAAAAGGCGTTTGCACCGCCACATCGGCTGAGGTAATCACCGCCGCTTCCTGCACCAGTGACTGTATGGCCAGCCGGTTACTGATCTGGCGCTGCCGTGATGCGGTGATTGGCGCAATGGCTGTGGCGTTGGTGTCGTAGCTGGCCAGTGTGCTCAGTTCTGAGAGAACACTTCTCTGGCTGCCCGTGCTTCCTGTGCTTGAGGCACTGCTGCCGGTATTCGCCGCCACACGGCTGGCAACACTGGAAAGCTGTTTGAATGAAGAGTACAGATTCTTGGCAGCGGAATACGGTGATGCCAGGTGACCAAGGTTCACAGGCTGAGCAAACATAGGATTACCCAGCCGTGCTGAGGCATCGCTCATATAACCGGCCACATCATTCATCATCTGCACAGCATCTTCGGACACAAAGCCCGGCACGCCATCCAGTGAGAAGTTCTCTGCAAAGCCTCTGGCACTGGCTTCTTCTGCGGCCTCTGCGGCCTTGCCGACCTGTGTTTTACGGTCAGCCTGTGCCGCAGGGAACTGTTGTTCTCCCTCTTCCACAAAGGTGAGAGCAAAGCGAGCCATGCCGCCATCTTCAGAGCTTTCCCGCAGGCTCCAGCTTTTGCAGAGCACTTTGAGGGTGCCAAGGTACGGATGCACCAGATCGGCAGCGCCTTCTTTCTGGATGGCGGACAGCAGCGCATCACGCAGGCTGAAATACTCCGCACCCAGCACATAGGCGTCTACGGAATATTGCCGGGCCTGCTGGCCGGTGTCTTCCGTGCTGGTGTCGTCGACTCCGAAGAACTCACTGGTGTCGGTATTGCGGCCACCCGTGGCGTTATGGGAGCGAATATGAAAAGGCACACCCCGAAAGCGGGCTGGCTGGTATCTGTCTCTCCAACTCATAATTGCTCCTACCAGGCAAAGCTGTAATCAAGTGAGGTTTCCAGATCGGTGCCACTGTCAGATTGTGTTTTCACTTCCGCCCCACGGGGCATGTTGGCGAAATCCACCCGCACACCGGCACTGCTGTTCACATCCACACGCTGCAACTGTGCGGCACGCTGTCGTGCATAAGAGGCACGGTGGTAACTGGCCTGTTCGGGAGGCGGTGTTCTGGCGGGCGTCTGACTCTCGCTGCTGTCATCGCCCCACCCCAGTCGTTTGGTCACCCATCCGGGCAACAGGTTGGAGAGTTTCTGTTTGATGGTGTCCAGCACATCAAAGCCGGTCAGGGATTTCAGCAGGTGGCTGGCACCACGGGCCATCAGGGCAAAGGGGTTGTTCATCAGCATGAACTTGCCAAAGGCTTTGAACTTGTCCCATACCAGCCCAACGCCTTCTTTCACGCTTCCCCATACTGCGGCGGCCTTTTCTTTGATCACATCCCAGTTTTTGTAAACAGCAATACCAGCAACAACAAGGCCGGTCAGCCCTGCCATAAACCAGCCGAGCGGGGTTGTCATCATTGCGATGCCCAGCATCTTGAGCTTGGCGATCATGGGGACCAGAAGGGCGGCAGAAATCTTGGTACCAACGGCAACGGCTGTTGCTCCCAGGGTGGCTAATGCGCCCACCAGCGAGCCAAGGGCGATTATCAGCTTCCCGCCAATCAGAATGCCCAGTGCCGTCATTACAACATTCACACCACCAAAGCGGTCAGCCAACGCGGCACCAAAAGTAATCAGTGGTTGCACTCTGGTTTTCACCTTCTGAAAACCGGCCTGAACCTCTTTCAGTCTGGCGGGTAATTTGCTGGCAAAGGTTTCTGCCCACTTGCGCAGTGCCGGACCATGCTTGGCTGAGAAGTCGGCAAACTGGCTGGCCAGCTTTGTGAACATGGGAGCAAGAGCAGCACCAATCCGGTTACGCAAGCCCTGCATGGCGTAATCCAGATTAAGCATGGCGTCTGCGGCATCTTCTGCCGCTGTGGCGTCAGTGTCACTGATCACCAGCCCAAGCTGATGGGCTTTCTGCCGCATTTCGTCAACTGCGGAAGCACTGGCGTCTGCAATACCAGTGAGGGCGACACCCTGACGGGAGAAAGCAGCGGATGCCAGAGCTGCACGTTTGGCGGGGTCTTCAATCTTGCGCATGGCCGCCATCAGCAGGTTGAAGGCTTCTTCGTTGGAGCCTGCGGCCATCATCTGATTCATCAGTGATTTATTGGTACGTTCCAGAAAGGAATACAAACCGCCGGTACCGGCCTTGGCTTCACCCATCCGTTTGGAGAAGGCCAGCAGAGAGCTGTTTAACTGTTCTTGCGTGGCACCCTGACGCTGGGCAATGTACTGGGCTTCCTGCAAACCCTGTACAGACCAGCCCACCCGCTTGGAGTGTTTGGCGATTTCATCACCGGAATCCGCAAAGGCTTTGTACATAGCCACACCGGCACCGGTTGCCAGGCCAGTGACGGCGGCGATTTTGGTAGCAACGCCTTTCAGCTCATTGCCCACCCGACCAATACCAGTGCCGACACCACGAAAAGCCGAGCCCAGTTTGTGCAGCCCGGCTTCTTGCCCCAGTGCTTTCAGTGATGTACGGAGTTTTTTTACAGGAGCCTGCAGCCGCTCAAACCGACGATTGATCTTGCGCATGGGCTGGGCGAGTTTATCCAGTGCGCTGATTTCGATCTTTAAGGGGTAGTTTTTGCCGGCCATCTTGTGTGGCTCCTTTTACGGTTCCTTGGCTTTGATCCACTTCTGGGCCTGATCAATCCAGAACTCAAGTTCCTCATGATCCATGACCCAGAGTTCAGAGGGAGGGGTGTGGAATACGCCTGCGATCACGCCGAACCAGTCGGCCCAGTCGTGTCGCCAACATCCAAAAAATCAGTAATAACGTCACCCACTTCAAACACATCCACAGCATGCAGCTCATCAATAATCAGGGACGACTGACCAGACGCACGACCGGCAATCATCAGCAGGTCATCAATGCTCATATCTCCGGACAAGGTCACACCACGCAGGTGCTTGGCTTTGATGGGCTGAATCACAACTTCTGTAACGGTGGTCTCCCCCACCGTCACAGGATGCTGGAGCGTGACTGTTTTTGCTGTTGGCATCAGTTGATCTCCTCTGCTCGCCGGCCTTCAATACGCACACCGATTTCACCTTCTTCTGTGTTTCCTGAACCTTCACCGGCGTACCAGCCATTATTTAGAACAACGCTCTTGCCATTGGCGAGGCGCAGTACTGCTGTCATATCTTCAGCAGTCACCAACTTGGCGAGGTCAAGGTTCTTGTTGTCGGTGATGGCTCCTTCGATAAAGGCCACCTGCGGTGTTTCCTTAAACCCGTGCACTTCGTCACCGCCGATAATAGCTTCACGCTGAGGTTTTCCCAGGTTATAGGTGAAGGCCCCCTTGGCATCATAGCGCTCACCGTTCATGGTCAGTTCGATGATGCCGCCCTTTCTGTTCTGGCTCATGGCTTAACCTCCCTTAAACCCGGAATTGAACTTGCGCCGCATTCACACGCAGCTGGTTAATCAGATCAGGTGGCAGCAGCCAGTTCAGGCGGTTCGGATCCTGAGCGTCACGCTCTACCACCAGATCACGCTTGAACTGATCCAGATTTTCCACCAGCCCCATGTCCTGCCACTGCATAAACTTGGCGACTGCTTCCGCCTTGCCGATGGATGGCGTCATAATCGCCTGCCCCGCGGGTACCCGTACCGTGTCGCCTGCCAGCTTGTGGCGTGGGTACTTGTTGGTGATGTAGGCACGGAAGTCGAAACGCAGATAACTGAGAGTCAGCAGCGTGTTCACATCCCGGTAACTGGGATCAGGTGCGCCCTGTGCGTTCAGGTTGTAGGTGGTGACCATGCGCTCAATCAACATCTCACCACCGGGGCTGACTGTTTTTGTGCTGATGCCGTCGTTCAACAGCAGGTTGCGTTCTTCACGGGTGAAACGATCTTCCGGCCACGGTGCCTGCACACCCGCCAGCGGCAGGGTCTGGAAAGGCCGTGCCGGATCAATCTGGCCGTGGAGCGCCACCACCGCTGCATCGGCTGCTGCACACTTCCACGCCAGTGTAGGTACGCCGTAATAGCCGCTGATAGTCAGGTGCTCAGAGTTGCGGGAATCTCCCAGCGTACCCAGTTCGGAGTGAGTACCGTTGGAGGCTGTTAATGCATGGCCGTCAAGCTGTCGCCCTGGTCCCCAACGGCTGGCCAGTTCGGTTTCCATCTCTACCAGATTGGCCTGATCGGTATAAGGCATAGCGATGATGTGATAAGCCTCATCACCCATGGCTGCAATCGTATCGGTCAGGGTTGGGTTACCGGTACCGCCTGCCAGCAGACCGTGACGGGTCGCGCTGATACCTGCGGGGAAATCTTCACCACTGTAATAGTTGCAGCGTACATCGATGCCGTTGCCCACTTCGCCTTTGTGCAGTGCGGTGAACGTAACTTTTTCTGCCGTCGCTGATGCGGTGACGGTGATATCAGTATCCTTGCTCACGGCGGCCGCAATTTTGCTGGCCACAGCCGCAGCCTGATCACCGATGGATACGGCCACACGCAGACGATGACCACCCACCATCAGGTTGAAGGTACCTGCCTGAGTGGCCAGCCCTGTAATGGTCATATCGTAGGTGGCCTGCGCTCCGGCTTGATCATCATCAAGAGCAATCACCCACAACTCAGTGACGCGGTTGTTGTCCAGAAAGCCGGACACCATGTGGTGCAGCATGGATGCACGGCCAAAGTATTCCGCTGCCTGTTCTTCGCCTGTAACGCGGGTTGGCACACCTTTATGGACTGTGCCGGAAGGCAGACGCTGACCAATAATCAGCGCTTTGTAGTTCTGGATCGCTGGCCCCTGGTTCGCATGGGAGTTGTCGAACTCGACAAACACGAATGGGGTCAGCTGACCATTGGGAATCTGGTTGAAGCTGATGGTCATTTTGCCTTCGCTCCCTGCTTCTCGGTTGGGGTGTCAGCCACCAGCACAACATCACCGCACTTGATGCGGCGCAGCCAGTAACTAGTTCTTGGAACTTTTTCGCCTTGTGGCTTGAGATGGTCACCACTCGGGGTGCGCACCTTTACGCCTTTTTTGGGTTTGATATGCAGCATCATGACTGGCCGCCCCCCGGTACATTGATTTCCTGATGGGAGTCTTCACCCCCAGAGGTGTTGATAGAGACACCGGCCTTATCCCAGTACGGCAAATCGTCCGGGCTTGGGCTGGCGTCGGTGTAGTATTCCAGTTCCCATGTCAGTTCACAGGAGCCGATACAGTCTTCACCTTCATCACTGAACAGCAGCCGGGTGCTGGTCAGCAGGCTGTCAGCCACGGTTTCGCTGAAGCTGACATCTGCGAATACTGCCTGTTCCACTTGAGCCGCGAGGGTATCCAGAAGATCATCCAGCCCCTTGCGCCTTTCTGCCCGTATATCCACCACACAACTCAGCCGCCTGCGATCTACACGGGGAGCCGTGGAGGTGGCATAAGCGGTGTCACAGTTTTCGGTGGTGGTGTACACCAGCAGACAGGGAAGATCCTGCTTTCTCAGGGTGCGCTGACGGTTAACAAATACACGGTCACCCGCGTCTGTTTTATTCAGCAGCTGGGCGGCGACGGCTTCCCGGATAACCTGACGATGGTGCTTGATGCTCATGGTCAGTAATCCCGCTTCAGCATCAGCTCTGCCATGCCTTCCCCATCGGGCCGTACTTCATCAACCAGATAGCGAAGGCCACGGATGACAACGGGGTCATCCTGATCAGGCGCGGTGGTGAAATCACTGAGACTGACAGCAATCTTGGGATCGGTACTGGCCACCGGTGCGCCGGTAGACGGATCAGCCTCCAGGTATTCCCCAAAGAAGATGACCCGCGTTGGCACACCTGCCACAGTGGCTGGCTCAGCCAGTGGACTGGAGAGAATCGCCCTGTGCATACCGCTGGCCAGCTGCCCGAAATCCATGATTAGATCACCGTACCGTTCAGGCGTACTGAGATGTCTGCCACACCGTTACCGGCAGCGTAAGCGGCGCAACCAATCAAGGTATTGCTTGCGGCTTCTGATGTGACGGAACCACTGGCAGCCCAGTAAACCTTGTCTCCCTGACCAATGTCTTGGGAAGTATCCTTTGGCAGTTCGTAGACACCGGCGGTGTCAATCTCGAACTCTTCACCAATGGCGGCATCGCCCATAGCTACGCCAAACAGGTCTCCTACCATCACGCCCTGACCGCTGAGCACTGCTGCGGTTGCGATCACTGTCAGGAATCGACCTTCCTGAATTTTATTTCCTGCCATGCTCTTATCCTCTGAGTGAACGGAAGCGGGGACGAATCCCCGCGCTCAACCGTGTGCGGTTAGCCTTTCTGCTTGTAGAGACCGCGCCAGTCGATAGGTGCAGCCGCAACATCCAGACGGGCCTTGAACTTGATACCGTCCACATCAAAGCCCTCTTCTTCTTCCAGAGTCAGGCCTTCGTCACCGGAGAGATACGCCAGTTCAATGGTGTCGATCTGGGCAGGGCCACAGCCAAGGAACCAGTCTTTGGCGTTGCCGCCGTTCTCTTCCAGGCGGGGTTCTGCCAGTACCTGCAGACGACCAGCGAAGGGGTTGATGTCTTCGTTTCGGGTAGCCGCCAGATTGGTGCTGACAAACTGTTCCGCCTTGGTTTCCAGACTGGAAGGAACAATCAGGTACTCAGGCAGCACGGAGACCAGACGACCATCAACACCTTTCTGCTTGCGCATGGCAGCACGACCGGCACCGATACTCGCTACGCTGATTTCAGCCGTAGTGGAGTTAAAGTTGTTGTGCTTGGCATGGAACAGAGCGTTGTTATCCGACATAACAATGTTCTGGGTAAACAAGCCCCAGACAAGATCAGATTCCAGATCCGCCGCGGCACGGCCATACATGGTTGCCAGACGCATAAAGGCGTCCAGATCATCATTGACAATGGCCTGACGGGTAATCGGAATAATCCGGCCATAGGTTTCCAGCTTGTAGCTTTCTGCCTCATCACCGAACTTGCCGTACTTGAACTCACCGTTCTCGTTCACCTTCTGCAGGTCTGGCGCATCACCAAGACGGGTACGCTGCACAGCCTTGAAATCACTCAGGCTGACCTGACGAACAATGGGGCGGAAGGTTTGCGGACTGCCGGTGTAGGCGGCCTGCAGGGTTTTATTGGTGACGTTAGCCAGAATAAGCTTGAAGTCACTGGTACCCAGAGCACGCTTGGCAATATCCAGCGGCTTCATGCCACGGGTGCGAATGCCGTTCATTTCGACAACTTCCCGTGCCATATCCAGCAGTCGAAGACCAACAAAGTCCTGACCGGACTCCACCAGCTTTTCCTTACCGGGATTCACACGGTGGGACAGGGCGTTTTCAATACCGGAGCGAACCGCATCCATATTGGGTGCGCTGCTGAAGGTGATAAAACCACGGGCTTCGTGGTTATCGCCCTGGTCAGCAAACTTGTCGATGATCAGCTTGCGGGCTTCTTCAATGCCGGTGCCGTTAGTGATCATCTCATCAGCGAACTCATCACCCAGCTTGGCGGAGCGTACAGCCTGACGAATGTCAGAAACACGCTGGCGCTCGGCTTTTACGGCTTCGTCTGCTGCCTGACGCACGGCATCCGGTGATGGCTGCTGTGGTGCAGGTGTTTGACCATTGTCGGAACGCTGGCCTTCATTGGACTTTTCATTTTCGTCCATTCTGTTTTCCTCTTCAGGAGTGATGGGCAGCGCCCGAAAAATGAATTCACAGGGGTTATCGTTCTCTGTTTCCTGTGAACGGGTACCGGCACCATCATCTGCTGGCACTGGTACAAAAGAGAGTTCGTGGGGTTCCCAGTCGATCGCACGCAGGGTTTTGATTTTGTCATCGTCTTCGCTGACATCTTCAAACTTGTAGATGCGGTATCCCACGGAGACGTTGCAGAGAATGCCGTCACGAATGTCCTGAACAATGCCGGCGATATCGTCACGGTTTGACAGGCGTACACGGCAGCGGCCTTCTGTGCCGTCGGTAGTAGCAGTGCCGGGTTCAACCTTGCCGATCACATCACCAAGGCGGTATGTGGAGTGGGTATCACACACAGGGGCGTTATTATTGAAGCGGCCAAGGCGGATATGATCGGGATCCATTGAGAGTTCTTCGTTGAACTCTTCATCCTTCCACCAGTTGTACCGGCGAACACGGGCACCCGTGGACCAGACAACCTCCACAGTCCGTTCTTCTTCGCTCCAGGTCTCCGGCATGATCCGGGCCTGCAGCATCATCGGCGGAATATTCCGGGTCTGGGTTCTGGTGGTTACATTGTTTTCGTCCATCGTGTCCGGTGTCCGGTTGGAAAATGCGCTTGTTCAGACACGATGTTATGCAGGAGGGAAAGAGGTTGGGAGGGGGTGGGTTTCATGTGTTGTCATGGTGGGTCACATACTGATACCAATCAACACAACAAAAGAATGTTGTTGTTCTTGAAAACGGGTGATTTAAGCTGGTTTCCCTGCCATGTGGCAGGACAACCAATTGAATGAGGGATATTCAATGCAAGTAAGAAACATTAATGGAACCAGCGATAACGATTGCCGCTGTGAAAGCTGGCTGAAGCACTGGGAAAGATTCTCAGGCTCAACTGCCAGCTACTGCTGCGTGGAAGGATGCATTAACAATGCAAGAGTTGGAGCACACGTTCAGGTAGGTGGGTTGCTGAGCCAGACCTGGTACATAGTGCCCATGTGCAGCGCACACAACAATCAGCGTGGTGGCCATTTAGAAATCAGTGATTACACCCCACTGGTTCCTGCCAACGTAAAAGAAACCTGCGGGGCGTAATTCTCAGCACTGGCGAGGTTGTCTGCAGTACTCCCTTGGGTTATCCCCATTGGCTATACAGTGAGCCAGCCCTTCCGCCCATTGCTGGGTACCCGTTCCGTATTGAGCATCGGTTTTGTTATCAACGACAGTGCGGACTGTGAATCTGCTGTCATCGATCTGCAAAACCTGAATCTTTGTACTGATTTCCTTAACCAGTTTCATAAGGACCTCGTATGTCACTCTGATGCCTGTGACTGATCCGGCTGCAACGTACCGCCCCTCGCCGTCTTGCGGGGGTCGGTATCCAGCACGATACCCAACTTATCCAGTCGCTTCATATCATCAGCGTATTCATCAAAGAAGCGTACCGGATCTTCTCCCAGGCGACGCACACCTTCGGACGGTGTCATCAGGCCATCACGGATATATTCCCGAATCGCCTTGCCTTCTTTCTCCATATCCAGTGCAGGAACAGCCGGTGGAGTCCAGACCATAGTGACTGGCTCTGTCTCTCCCATCAGTTTGCAGGCTTCATCAAACCAGCCGTAAACGCCTTCACACAGCCCCGGTATCAGCATATTCCACTGCCAGTGTTCGACGTTGGCTACAAACTCCAGACGCCCCATGCGGGCGCTGGAAAAGTTCACCTTACTGAAGTCGCCTGTCATCTGCTCGTTGGTGATACCAAAAGAAGAAGCAATTTCCCGCAGCACCAGGCGGGCAAACTCTGACCCACCATCGGCGTTAGGCGGGGTTACTGTGCTGATGTCGTTATGACCAACATACTCCACCATGCCCGGCTCAATGGAGTCCACAGGCAATTCAGGATCACCATTGTCTTTCTTGGGCAGACTGACAGAGTTGGGATCTGACCCTTTCACCAGTACCGCAAAGCAACTGGCGATTTTCTGCTGCATCAGCTTGGCATCCTGCAGTTCGTCAAAATCGCGGAGCCTGAGCATGGCCGGTGCAATCCACGGCACACCGTGAATCTGTTCCGGACGGTCACCGTCAAAGATATGCAGAATTTCAGACGCAGGAACACGGCGGGAGCTGGCATGGTAGCGGTTAAAGTGCTGGTAGTTGCCCGGATGCTCTTCAAACAGCCAGTAAGCCACCAGCTGACCAATACCGTTATACTCCTTACCCTGAACAATGCGGTTGCCGTTGCTCAGTGCCTGAGTTTTGTTGATGTCGATCCAGTCAGGCTCCAGCACCTGAATCTGGAGAGGGACAGCCAGCTTGTCATTACTGCGACGCCGCCGCCTGCGGATCAGCACCGAACCCGATTCAAAAATGGTATTCATGGCCAGCGCCTGCAGGCCATAGAAGTTACGCTGACCATCCGCATCAATCTGTTTGCTTTCTGCCCACTGCTGCCAGAGTGACTGGCGTTTTTTCAGGGGGCGTTCACGATCCCCTTTCAACTCACCGACAATGCCATAACGCACGACATTGTTACGGATAACGCGCTGAGCCTGCCGTGCCCACGGGTTGTTCCTGAGCAAATCACGACTGCGGTACATCAGCACATTCAGATCACGGCCAATTTCTGCATTGGCGGAATTACCCGAGGCTTTCCAGCCTTCGGTTCTGCGACCTTTGGCGGCACCTTCATAGCGGCGCTTGATGAGCTTGGCAGCGGTTTGCGCCTGCAGGCGGCGCATATAAAAACGGGGAGCGACATTGATCAGCAACCGGTCATAGATACCAAGCTTTTCTTTCTTAGCCATTACCGAAGTCCTTTGCTGAAGTGTGCCACTCTGGCGCGTTGTGGCTTTTCAATATCCATGCGCATCATGTCGCGGATCCGCATCATTTCACCCAGGCTCCGGTACTTCACTTTCTTGTCGCCATACTCCACCTCAAGGGTACCCATAGCGATGGCGTCTTCCAGTGCGTTGAGTTGTTGTTGCGTGAAAGCCATTAGCGTCTGATCCATGTCCCTTTTCGGGTGCGTTTGCGGGCAGGCTTTTTGCTGGCTGCCTTTTCGGGTTTGTCCGGTTTTTTGCCTAATCCGGCTTCCAGCTCTCGCCAGTGCTCTTCTTCAAAGCGGTCTATGCCAACGGCGGCCGCCGCTGCACGGTTATAAACCCGACAATCCAGCGCCTCATTACGCTCGCGGAATTTATCCCATACATACTGCATGCCGCGCTTGGTTTTCTTCTCAACCAGCTGTTCTGCAGTCAGCATCTTGAAATAGTCTTCGTTGTATTCCGGAAACCGGCAATAGCCGGGCGGTGGTTCCGATGACTGTTCGTTATCTTTCGTGAAACTCAGTTGCAATAATCCATAGATTTCCGTCTTGGCAGCATCCGTTCCCACGCCCCAGATTTGAATACCCTTCTGGATGTGTTTGCCTTCGTAGTTCAGGTCAACCCATGTTGGTCGGCAGAGAATCGGGTAAGGCCCGGGAGGCATACCCTTCACCGGCATCACTATCCCAATGTGATTACGGGTCCAGTTGTAGATGACCTGAGCGTTATATCCGGTATCGATGGCGAAGCGCAGAAGTGACATCTGCACACCACACTTGTGAGTCCATGTTCCTGTGACGATCTTGCTGAGTTTGTCCTGCACTTCCTGTGTCTCGATGCGCCCGGGTATCACAATGTAATCAATTGACCATGACCGCTTACCACGGCCCCAGCCAACAATCTCAACTTCGACACGATCCTTCTGAACGTCAGCCGCTGCGGTAAGAAACAGGACACCTTCCGGCACCGTACCAATGGTGTAGGTGTCCCGTCGGTCATACAGCCGTTTCCATTCCGGGGCATCCCCTTTCTGTTTCCATGTTTGCGCCAGCTGAGTGTTGATAAAAGTTTTCAGCAGTTGCGGGTTACCCTGAGCCTTGAGCCACTTCTCTGCCAGCTGGCCGATGGTTTCCCATGGGCTGGCCAGCTTGGAGACGTTAAACCCCGCATGACCTGTGAATGGTTTTGTTGCCCGCCATGTTCCCTGCTTGATGGCTTTCTGGCGCTGGGGTTCTGTCCATTCTGCTGTGCACTTGGGGCAAGCGTAGTGAGCTTTCTTGGGTAGTTTTTTACCTCCCTCATCCTTGGGAATGACAACGTGATCCCACGTCATTTCCTCCCGGTGGCCACAGTAGGGGCAAGGGACTTCAAATATTCTTTGGTCAGAATGGGAGTATTCCAGTGCTATACGGCTGCGCCCTTCTACCGTCGGGCTGCATACATGCAACAGTTTTGAGTTCCAGAAGGTTGCCTGACGTTCCGCAATCAGGGAGATCGGGTCCCCTTCATCACCGGCGGAGGCCGGGTATTTATCCGTTTCATCGCACAACACGACACGAACAGGGCGCATGGCCAGATCACCCGGAGCATTACTCCCCACAATGGAGACGTGTCCACCAGCAAAGGTTTTGTGAAGTATCTTGTCACCTTTGATCTTGCCCTTGAGGGCGGGGGTATCACGGATCATGGTGGCCAGTCTGTCTTTCGACCAAGCTTCACCCAGTTTCTCGTTAGGCTGCATCACAATCATGGGTGCCGGATCCAGATCGATGTGATAGCCGACAATGTTGTTGATCAGCTCTGTTTTCATCAGCTGGGTGCAGCACATCACTGTGATAATTTTCACATGGGGATCAGAGTAGGCTTCCATCGGGCCACGGCACACTTCTACGTTCGAGGTTTTCCACTTGCCCGCTTCAGAGGAGGCCCCCTGAGACAGATAACGATAAGCGTCCGCCCATTCAACCAGTTTCATATTGGGCGGTGGTTTCAGATTATCCTGCCGCGCTTTTCTCAGTAGCTGACGGGCATACTCAATCGACTCTTGCTTCCATGACTCCAGGCTCATCGACACACATTTCCTCTAACGCTTCTGATATGTTTTCCAGTAGCAGTTCTTCAATTTCTGTTGGGGAGTCCATTAACGCCAGCTGCCGTGACAACTTCCCAGGCAACGAAATGGCTCTTGACCGGACAAAGGCATACTCATCGGATACCAGCTCCACCATGCTGGCAACATCCAGTTGCTCTTTGCGTTTTTTGGCATTCTCCAGTGCTTTGCCATCAGCCTGCTCTTTTGCCAGACGGGCGCGTTCTGTCTCCAGATCGTAGTCACCCTCTGTTTTGTCCACGTCATAGAGCAATGGCAAAACCTCCCGGCTGTCGTAGAGGTGACTCCGGCCATCGACAACAGGTTCGATATTTTCCAGCCGAGCCTTGATAGTCCTGTGGGTTTTGCCAGTGAGCTCATGCAGCTTGTTGGTGCTCAGAAGTGGCATTCATCAAGTCCCTGTTATGTTGTTGCCCCTATGAAAATGCAAAATGTCCGGAAACATCGCGGTTCGAATTACCCGCGGCTCTCAGGCTCCGGGAAGGACCCAATAGGTACCCCCTCCCCCTCCGGGTCACTGGAGACTTGAACAGTGCCGCTCTCGAATGCCTCAATGCTCCAGCGAACACCCTCCTGCTTTGCTGTAACAGAAAACCCGTCATCAATCAGTCTGGTGACAGCATCAAGAGCTTGGTCAGTAGTCAGGTCTGCTTCGAAAATAACCTTTCTCATCAGCGCTTTCTCCCGGTAGACATGGCGTGCCCCAAGGCTCTGCCAAATTCCTTGTTGTAATTTTTTCCAACGGCTTTGTTGGCAATGCGGTAGAAGTCCAGCCGTGAGCGGTACTGGGGCTGACGCGTGACCAGCATGAAGGGTTGCAGCTTCCGGCCTTTGCGGATCCATACGCCTTTTGCTTTCCCACCGGGTCTGCCCACGAAGTACTGCGCCTTGCGTGATTTGCTGTCCACCTTCTGTTCCGTCTTAACACCCGCCACCATCTTCATGGTTTGTGCCCGGGTTATGTTGCCGTGCTGGTTCAGCTTGGCGGAGCGTGATGGCACAAGGAACTCATCAGACGACAACAGCCCCTTTCCTCTGAGAAGAGACGCCGCCCCCTTCACGCTGCGTGGGCCGCCATGAACTTCAGGGCCCAGATACTTGGCAGGCGCATTCCCCCGCGAGGCCATATCCTTGAACATCACCACCGCAGTCGGGTTGATATCCTTTTTCTGTGCAGGCCTGAGCAACAGGGAGTTGAGCGTGTAACGGGTTGGGTTGTTGAACACCCGTTGCATTTCATTGCGGGTATCGTCACGGACAATGGCACCGATCTTGGTGAGCGAGACCGCCAACGCAAAAGGAATATGCTTTTTCTGGAACTCCTCCAGGTGCTTGACTGCACCCGGGATATCCACAAACACATCAACATCAATCCCCATGATTACTTTCCCCGCACCTGAGCATTCAACCACTGGTCAACATCGCCCCGGGCATACAGCACCTTGCCGCCAATGCGAGAGTAATCAGGCCCCTTGCCTTCCGTGCGCCAGTTGCAAATAGTGCCCACGGCGAACTGCTGATCCAGATACTCATACAGCTCTTTTGTGTTGAGCCAGATTTTATCCAGGTAGTTTTTTGGTGTTTGTATTGTTGGCTGCATGACGCTCCTTAATCCCTGACGGACGATCTTTTGTTGAGCTTTGTGAATAACCTCTTACTCATCGCCAGAACTGAATCTGGCAAACGCTTCCTGATAAACACGCAGCTCTTGAATGGATTCCCAGATATCTTGCAAGGCTTCGTGCTTGTATGTTTTGTGCTCGCAGGCTTTACCCGCCAGTTCAGGCGCAAAGTAACGAGCGGCCATAGCGATGGCTGATACATCGATCATGCGATAGTGCAGGTAGGCGTGAAGCTCGGGCATTTGCGCCATGATGTATGAGCGGTCGAAGTGGATACTTGAGCCACACATGATGCCGCCTGTGCGAGCGTTACGGTCGTAAGGCTCAATACCGCAGCCTTTCAGGTAACTGATGACCTGCTGCTCAGCTTCTGCCAGCTCTACACGACCATAACCATGGCGCACAGAGTCAAGCAGCCCGCTTTCGGTGTGGGTCTTCATAGGCCATGGACCCAGCTTTTGAAGCTCCTCTTCTGTTTGAGCGATAACCAGCCGGAATGGCACTGCCAACTCATTCAGCTCGGTATCTGTGACCCGAACCGCAATCTCCAGAATCGGCAGAGACTCACATCCCAGAGTGCCGTCCTTCTGTCGATCGTTCAGACCGCCGGTTTCAAGATCAATCCATACAAATGCAGTTTCAGTGTTCATAGTTTCTCTCTGTGTTTTTCTTTTTGAAGCCCGGGCGTTAATCGCCGCAATACTTTGACCGCCCGGGGCCGCGTTCGTTATCTGGATAAATCTGATCAGCCAGGGAAGGTGCCGGTATCCGTGCCTCCAGCTTTTTCACTTCCTTACTCAGCTTGTCGCTGATAGCAATCATCCGGGTCATGCTCTGGCGCATCACGCTAATGGCGTCCACTTCTGTCAGGGGCTCCCCGCCATCTGTATACACAAAGCCCACCAGCAAGCAGGTACCACAGGGGCGACGCAGGCCGCCGTGATAAAACATCTCTGCTGCGTCGTACCCGTGCCCTTTGCACTCAGGGCACAGCTTTACGGTTTTTCCGCTTGTTGTGGCGAATGGCGCCACTGCATTTTTGCCAGCTGCCGTAGGCGAGGGCTTTTTTTGCGGGTGTCCAGGCTGTGTAGA